CCCCCTCACCAGCCACGATCCGATCTGGACATACTTCATCACCACGGATTCAGAAGAACGACTCCGCCAAACATGCCACTGGCACACCACCTTCGAAGACGTACGACGACTCATCAGCCAAGACGTCCTTGACATGATCGAAGCCGACAAGCAGACAGCCGACTACGGACACGTCTGGCTCGGCCTCCCCTACGCCGACACCGACAACCAGCTCATCAGCGACACCATGATCAACGAAGCCCTCCAACGCGCGGCAACCGACGGCCCCACGACCTTCGGAGTCGACGTCGCACGATACGGAAACGACCGCACCGCCCTCACCATCAAAAAAGGCAACCGCATCGAAACACTCGAATCATGGACCCACGCAAGCATCGTCGACACAGTCGAACGAATCAAACTACGCGCATCCCAACACCAGCCCATCGACATCCGCGTCGACGACACAGGCGTCGGCGGAGGAGTCACCGACCTACTCAAAACATACGGACTGCCAGTTACCGGCATCAACTACGCCGGCAAAGCAAAAAGCCAACAATACCCCAACATCGCGTCCGAACTATGGTTCGACTTCGCTACCATGCTCCCCCAGCTCAGCATCAACCCCCAACTCGCCGACCTCCCCAAACTCACCACCGAACTAACCACACGCAAATGGCACATAACCAGCCGTAACCAACGGCAAATAGAAAGCAAACAGGACTACAAGGACGCCATGAACCTCGGAAGCCCAGACCTCGCCGACAGCCTGCTACTCTCCTGCTATGAGCCACCGAAACTCCCCTCATGGGATGTTGCAGTATGCTAACCAACACCCACTGCGATAAACTATGAAACATACAACATACCACTGCAAAACGAGGTAAAATGACCCTTCTCAACAACATTCGTGCAGGCTTCACAAGCGCCTTCAGCCGTACCAACGCCCCACACACCACCCCCACCCCAGCAGGCGGCAACACATGGCAGCCAATGGGCGGCAACACCATCCCAACGCACGACATCTACGACAACATCTTCCCCTACATCAACGCAATCTCCCAACGCTTCAGCACAGTAATCCCCTACGCCGTCACCACGGATGGCGAGAAACTCAACCCAGCCCCTGCAGCGCTGAGAGCACTATACGCGCCCAACGACACCTACAGCTGCCTCGAATTCCTTAAACTCATCGCCTCAGGCATACTCACCCAATCCCACATCGACATCCTCGTCTGGACCACGGAAGGCCCCGGCGGCAACATCACCCCGGACAACATCGCCGGCTACACCATCCTCCCCACAAACAGCCGCGTATACAACGACAACCGCAGCAACTGGTATCACAGCGTAACCATGGACCTCGGCGACGGCCCCCGCCCATACGAATTCACCCGCGACGAAACCATTTCCCTGAGCTACAGCCGTCACCCGAACGACCCCACTCGAGGCATCAGCCCCGCAATGACCGTCAAGAAATGGGCCAACGTCGACGACATGATCGCCGACTACGAACGCGGCTTCTTCGGCAACAACGCAGTACCCGCCGGCATGCTCGGCATCGTCTCCGAAAACGCCGAAGACTTCCAACGCAACCGCGCACGCCTCGAAGAAACCTTCCGCGGAGCCGGCAACAACAACGGCATCGTCTACAACATGGTCCCAGTCGACCCGACCACCCACAAGCCAAGCCAAACCAGCAAACTCGTCTGGGTCCCATTCCAAAACTCCAACGACACCCTCGACCTACAAACCGTATCCAACGTCGTCAACAACCGCCTAGCCAACGCGCTCGCCGTTCCCGACATCATCCGAGGCATCGACAACGGCCAAACCTACGCCAACGCCGAAATGGCCGAACGCGCCTTCATCGAAAACACCCTCAAACCCCTCTGCATGACCGTATGGGACAAATGGCAATTCGAACTCGACCGCATCACCGGAGGACTCGGCTACGGCATCACCTTCGACCTCGACCTACCCGCCCAAACCGAAGTCGAGAAAGCACAAGCCGAAACCCAACAAATCCGCGTCAACAACCTCATCCAACTCATCAACATGGGAGCCACCGTCGAAAGCGCAGTCGAAGCACTAGGACTCCCCGAACCCTACAAGCGACTCAACCTCCACCAAACCAACACAACCCCACTCCCCTCCATCCCCTCAAAAAGAAACACCACGAAAGCCACCAAAAAAACAGACGACACGACAACCGAAACCAAAATACTGCCAGCAACCCGCACATACGTCGACAGGGTCATCCGCCTCACCCGACACTCCCAAAACGGACTAAAAAACGACCTCGAAACCATCGGCCGCCAATGGACCAACGACGTAGAAGACACCCTCATCACCCACCTCACCGAATACGCACACAAAACCGGCATGAAACTCGAACAAATCATCACCACATGGGCCGAACTCCACCCAGAAAACCCCATCGCCATCGACATCCAGTCCTACACAACCACCGACTGGCAAAAACTCTACGACTGGACCACCCTACCCGACAACATCAAAACAGCCTACGAAACCCACCTACAAGAAATAGCCAACACAACATCCCAAACCATCACCAACAAAACCCTGGAACTCATAACCAAAGCCAACACGGAACAATGGGACACACACCGACTAAACGACGAACTAACCAGAATAGGCAACGACCACGCCGAACTAATAGCAAGATGCGAAACCGTCCAATCCCAAAGACTCGGAAGCCTGTACAGCGCCCGTAACCTCAGCGAAACACTAGGCGTCAGACTCCAGAAAGTATGGCGCACCACCGGAGACGGCAACACATGCGACTTCTGCCAACACATGGAAGGCACGACAAAGCCGCTCGACTCCGCCTACATGTCAAAGGACGCGGTTATCAACATCGGCGACCACACCTACACCAACAGCTTCGAAACCATGAGCACGCCGAACGGCCACCCACGATGCCGCTGCTACGAAGACTACGAAGTCGTGGAAGACTAATCAACCACACCAATTACCGTGATATCATTGTGCTCGTCAGTACATCAACCACTGGTGCCACTGACGAGCACCACTGCCCCAATCCGGAAGGATGATATGAAGATTCGCGAGAGTCTCACACACGGCGGTGCCGCTGAAACCGAAGGCCATACGCTCACATTCCTCGCCAACAGCGGCAAGAAAATGAGCAACGGCCTCACCGTGGATCTAACCACACTCAAAGCGCCACTCATCGACGGCACGTTGAAACTCGTGGACGAACTCACGGAATCAGACCAACTCACACTCCCCCTTCTCATCGACCACGAGCCCAGCATCGAAGCACAGGCAGGCACCATCACCCGCCTATGGACCACCGACGCCGGGCTCATGGCCGAAGCGAAGCTCAGCGAAGTCGACAACGGCGAACGCGTCCGACGACTCGCCGCAGACGGATGTCTGACCAACAGTTTCAGTATCACCGTCGAATTCCCAGAACGGCCCAACAAGGACGGCATCATCCACAACAGCGAACTGGTCGAAATCAGCGTCGTCTACCGCGGAGCCGACCCGAAAGCGGCATTCACATCAATCAACAAAAGAAATGGAGACAACATGAATCCTAACCTCATGAACAAGCTGGCACGTACCGTCGCCGAGTTCAAACTCACCCCGGACGAAGCCACCTCGCTAACCTCGTCCATCACCGACATTATGCAGGACGCCGTCGAAGACCTCACCGAAGCAGTCGGCACCCAGACCGATGCCAACGAACCCGCAGAGACCACCGCCCCGGAGGAACCGGTACAGTCCTCCAACAAGCGTCCGCTCGTAATCATCAACAAGAACAACCGTACGGCCAAGCAGTCCGGCGTCGCCTCCTTCTCCCACTCCCGTGAGACATGGCTCGACTCCCCGGACGCCATGGCCGCGTTCGAACGCACCCTCGTCAACAACGACAACAAGGGTGTGGAAGCGTTCCACAAGGAATGGGCCGACACCGTGTCCCGCAACATGGCCGACACCGCCTCCTTCGGCGTAAGCAGGGGTAACGTGGACAAGTTCATCCCGACCGAAGCCATCACCACCATCAGCGACGCGCTCAACACTCGCGGCTCCGGCCTGTGGAACCTGTTCCGCAAGACCGGCATGGACAGGCTCACCATCGGCGGCAACACCGTCGGCCTTTCGGAAGAGACCCGCGCACACGGTTATCCGGTCGACTCCTACGGTACCCAGAAGAAGGAACAGACCCCGTCCTTCGTGAAGCGTGAACTGACCGCCGACTACACGTACAAGTACATCACCCTCAACAAGGGCGATATCCGTCGTACGCAGAAGCCGGGCGCACTGCTCCGCTACATCCTCTCCGAACTGCCGAACTACATCGTCCAGACCATCGAACGTCAGGTCGTGCTCGGCGGCTACGAGGACATGGCACACTTCCGCTCCGTCGTCACCGACGCGGGCGACGCCGGGTCGGAGTGGGCTGGCAACAAGTTCGCCCGCACCTACACGCTCACCGAAGACGCCCCGCTCATGGGCTTCGTGAAGGCCTCCCACATGGTACGTGCACAGGGCAACAAGGTCCTCGTCTGCAATGCCGACACGGTAGCCAACTTGCTCGTGAGTGCCGACGCGAACGGCAACTCCTTCATCGCCCTCGGCGGTGACGATACCCTCGCCCGTGCGCTCGGAGTCTCCCAGATCATCACCCCGGAATGGTGGGACTCGGGAGACGACAAGAAGGTGGCCGGCGTGGTCATGTCAGCTTCCCACTACGCGCTCGTCGGCGACACGTCCATCGAAGCGTTCACGAACTTCGCACTCCAGACCAACACCAACGAATACCTCCAGGAGATTTACGCTGGCGGTGGCTTGGATGCTGAGAAGTCCGCAGTGGTCATCAAGCCGAAGGCCCGATAATGAACGCTGAAATGTATTCACGAATCGGCGGCAAGGCACTGCCGGAAGATAAACTGAACACGGTTAAGGTCATCAATTTCGTGGACGAGAAAGGTCAGCCGGTGGCTTTCGGCCAGGGCGCTCAGGGTCCTGCTGGCCCGGCTGGTCCGACTGGTCCTGCCGGCCCGGCTGGCCCTGCTGGCCCGGCT